TAGGGTTCACAACAAAGGAGATAGAGAATAGCACCGAAGCAGTCAGCAACTTCGCATCAGCAACCGGCGCCGATCTGGCGAGTGCTTCGAAAGTGGCCGGGTCCGCATTGAGGGCATTCGGTTATGACGCTTCCGAGATGGATCGAGTGGTCAGCACCTTGGGGGTGGCTACAACGAAATCAGCCTTGTCCTTTGCATCCTATGAGACTTCATTGAGTACCGTCGCACCAGTGGCGAGCGCGTTCAATTTTAGCATAGAGGATACCACCGCACTTTTGGGACAACTGGCCAATTCTGGCTTCGACGCTTCAAGCAGTGCAACGGCTACCAGAAATATCATTCTTAATCTTGCCGATAGTTCCGGGGATCTGGCCCAGCAACTTGGGCGCCCGATCAATTCACTCGATGATCTTGCCGAGGGGTTACAAGAACTGGATGCGAGTGGCGTGGATCTTGCTGAAAGCCTTGAACTGACCGACAAAAGGTCGGTGGCCGCTTTTAATACATTCCTGAAAGGATCGGGGGATCTGGTGGAGTTCCGTGATAGCATTACAGACGTAAACGACGAATTGGAAGAAATGGCCCGTAAAAAGTTGGATAGTGTTCAAGGTCAATTGACACTTTTGAACTCAGCGTGGGAAGGTTTTCTTCTTGACATGGGCGACGCAACCGGGGCTTCTAATACCTTAAAAAGTGCGATAGGCTTCTTGGCCCAAAATCTCGAAACGATTTTAAACGTGATAGGCAAATTAATCAGGGGGTGGCTATTTTATAAGGGGACAATGATCGCTTTAAAAGGAATACAATTAGCGATGAATACGAGCATGAAACAGATGGGAACGGCGATAGCGAGAAACATCCCACTAACTAAGGCATATGCTACCGCTCAAAAAGAATCCGCAACCGCTACCAAGGCTTCCAGCACCGCGGTAAAAGGCTTTGGCCGGGCTTTTGCATCTATTGGTATTTTCTTATTAATTACCGCAGTAGTAGAACTTGCAACGGCGTGGTATGATGTGGCATCCGGGGCAAAAGAAGCGAGAGAAGAAGCCGAAAGACAGGCACAGGCACAACAAGTAATTGATGACGCATTAGCCTTTGGACAGTTTAAAGGAACCAAAAATACCAAGGCTTTGAACGATGAGAGAAAAAGAGAATTTTTACTTATTGACCGAACGATCAGGAAGAAAAAACTTTTAATAGATCAGAACAAAAAAGAGAATGAAATAAAAAAAGAAACCGCAATTTTAGACAGGAGCGCAATCGCTCAAAAAAAGGTTATTGTTTTTCAACAACAACAGGACCTGATAGGCAAAAAGCAAGACCTAGAAGCAGAAATTAAAAAGAATGAAGCCCAAGTAAAAATAGAACAAAATAGAACCAAGGGCGTAGGCATATATAAGGCTACCGCCGGCGGTCGAGGATCAATCAGGGTAGGGACTAAACAGGTGTCCGATGTGGATCCGCTTAGAGTGGCGTCCTTTATGGGTAAAGTTGGAGAACTTGAGGAAGAATTAAAGGCCTTAAATGCTGACCTACTTGACACAAACGACCTATACGATGACCTTGATTTGAGTTATCAGGAATTTATGCAACGGCAAAATAAAGGAAACAAAACAACAAAAAAAACAACGACCAAAACGCGCGCATTAAACGACGCCCTAAAAGAACAGAACGGGTACCTGAGTGAGCAAAAAAAATTACAACAGGATCTGCTGGTTATTCAGCAGAACAAAGAATTGGCCGAGATTGACAACCAGTTCGACACGGAATTAACTGCACAACTTAGAAACACAACCGAGACCGGGGCGTTCGACGCGACTCAACTGAACGCGCTGATCGATCTCAGAATATCAAAAGAAACCGAATTTTTAAAGCAACGCGAAGCGAAGCAGATCGAGTTCCTGAATGATCAATATGATCGAGAAAAACAGGCACGCCTTGACCGACTGACCGACGAACGTGATGCGCTTCTATCGCAAGATAAAATTACACAATCGGTACGGGATCGAATCAATGCAGACTACGCGAATAAGTTGGACGATCTAAATGCTGACGAAGAATTAAGAAAAAAGGATCTAGGTACAAAAATTGAGATAATTGAAGCCAACACACAAAAAAGCATAACGGAACTACAACAACAGGGAATGGAGTCACGGGCTGATATCGAACAACAAGGCCAAGATGCCGAAGAACAGGCACGGCAGAAAGAACTGCAAGATCTTAAAGAACACTACCAAAGCGTGAACCAGATCGTGAAACTTTCGGCCGATTATTTTGTCAAGCAATCACAACGCAAAATTGAGGCCCTGAACCAAGAAATTCAAGACGCTCAGAAAACCGCGGACACGTTTCGAGCACTTGCCGAAAACGGAAACATTGACGCCAAGGAATCACTAGCAGAACAACAACGAATTATAGACGACGCCAACAAGAAAAAATTACAGGAGCAAAAACGTCAGGAAAGGATCCGACTCGCTGAGTCAGTTTTCTCGACCTATACCAGTAAACTGGATAGCGATAGCAAAAACCCACTAGCCGAAACAATCAGGGACACGACCTTACTTATGCAATTTATTAACTCGATCCCGGCGTTCGAATCAGGAATAGAGGACACAGGAACAAACGGTCAAGGGGTGGACGGCCGTGGTGGTTTTCATGCGATCCTACACCCTAACGAAAGAGTGGTGCCCAAATCACTCAACGAGAAAATTGGAGCCCTTACAAACGAGCAACTGACACAACTGGCGGTAGACTACCAGAACGGCCAGATCGTGGCCGGATCAGAAACATCAGGGAGCGCCTTAAATTTTGCGGTTCTAGTGAACGGAATCAATGAACTGAAAGACGTCATAAAAAACAAGCCGGAGACCAATATCGAGATCGGGGAAATCACTAGTTCCCTGATGGAAATAGTCAAGACAACAAAGCAAGGAAATAGCACCACTTTTAACCGTTTCAAAATAAAAAAATAAATGCGACACCTGATAAATGGAATAGAGATAGCGCCACGGAATTTATCCGAGATCGGAGTAGTTTCGGACTTCACGGGCAACCCTGATTTTTTAAGCCTAAACGTGGAAAGCGTAATACTGCCTAGAGAAGCCAAAACCATCGTAGAAAATCACATTCAGGCGGTCGGTCTTTTTGAGGGGATCCCGTACACTGTCGAAATGGAATCGGGTGCAACGCTGAGTTATTACATTGATCTAATCGATGGGGTCATAGTGCGGACCCATGAGATCGAAGTCAATCTAAAACGACGCAAATCGCTCGACAATTTTTTCGAACGTGCTGAGGGTTCTAGTTTTGACCTACTGGTTAAAAACGGGGTCAATTTTCAGACGTCAGACGTGCCCTATTTCGTGATCAAGGACAACCAATTCGAAACAGCGATACAACTCGCGGTCGTCACTTTTATACTAGGCAAGGAGACATTCAGTCAAGCCCTTATAGTGGGCGAAGCGATTAACCAACTGGTAGAAGCCAGCACCCCGATACTCGGTTTTGCCCCACCGGGGATCTTTGTAGTTTCTTATAACTTACCGGCGATAATTGGGGCCAGTCTCAACCTGATTATTCAACTCGTTTATTTCGGCCTTTTGCTGGTGGCTTTTATCGATCTTGCAACTCAATTATTTTTGGTTTTATTCCCACCGAAGCGAAAACTCAAAGCGGTATATTTTCACGAGATCATGACCAAAACTTGCGAACATTTTGGGTACAACTTCGAAAGCGATCTACTCGATGCCGAACCTTTCTGGGCGATCTTGCCGGTTCCCCTGATCCCGGACCGTAAATCAATATGGAATATTTTGCCCGAAGAAATCTGGCCCGTTCAAAACAATGGGTGGCCGGGATCTAGCGATACCGTCACGAGCGTCCTAGACTTCATTAGAGCGCTTGAGAGCATGTTCAACGCCCGAACATTCGTCAGGAACGGAGTGGTGCGCTTAGAGCGACGCGATTGGCTCGCTGATCAGGTCAACGCTCAGATCATTCCGGCGCTCGCTTTACAGACAGAACGCCAAGATCAATACAGATACAACACCGACGACGCGTGGCGCCGTTATTACATACACTACCGGACAGATTTTCAGGATCTACACACGGCCGACGGGAGCACATACGACGCGCACGATGCGGAGTTTTCAGCGGAGCCAGTTTTCCCGATCACGAACCAAGACCTCGTGACCATTAAAGGGCTCAACGATGTCGCCATTCCGTTCGCACTTGGGGCCCGTAAAGATGGCCTGAACTGGATCGAGAAAATCGCGAAAGGAGTGCTATCCGGGATCGATGGGATCACTGGAATTTTAGGAGACGGGACCAACTTCGGCGCACAGATCGACGACCGAAAAAATGCGCTACAGATCAGCCAAAGTTACTACCAGACGACCAAGGTCCTATACGGTCAGACCGGCGCGATCAGTCCGGGCGAACTGGTGCAA